ACCATGAGAACCAATTTCTTTTTTGATGCACAAACATTAAAAGACATTAGTTATGACATGAAACAACTTGGCCTAGTGACACAAGTAATAAATGATAATGGTAAAGGATATAAAACCTACGGCAAAGGTTTTACAAATCCTGAACAGTTGATGAAATCAATAAACGAGGAACAAACTTTTAGGTTCTTAACTTCTAAAATGTCTACAAATGTTGCTAGCGATAGAATTGAAGATGCTGCTGGCATGCCTAGTGTTAAAAATTACTTAATTGCTGGAATGAAAGATGGGGGTTTAGTTTCTGTGGAAGAAATGTTAGGAAGTGACAATGGCTGAAAAAGAAGACAAATTAGATTTTATTGACGACATAGGCGAGGGCTTTGTAGACGCTTTTACAGCAACACCAAACGTTGTTACTCTTGGTGTAAGAAAGCCAGTAGAGACAGGTTTTAATATTGGTGAAAATATTTTTGATATGGACAATGACGATAGTGGTCTTCTTCTTAACAGAATGCTGGATGAAAAAAGTAAGTTTGATGAAGCTGTTAATTTAGAATCAGATGTTGTTGAGGGATTGTCCAAACTCGAACAGCTCAGCACACCCGAACTTATTGGTAAAGCGGGAGGAACGTTTGCAGGTGCAACCGCTGGCTTTTACACAACAATGAAAGCCTTAGATCAACTAGAAAAAACGAATAAAGATTTATATAAAAAAACTAGAAAACTTTTTCCCTATACAGTCGGACAACTTCATACAATTCATAAACAAGCTCCCAACAAAACTAGTAGTATACTGGGATATTTTAAAGAAATATTTAAGGGTTCATACCCACAAGGCTTGGTAGCAGCCTTTAATCCTAAAAGTAAAAAACAAAGCACAGCAAGAAGAATTATGAAAAATGCTGCTAAATTTGCTAAAGCTGGATCGTTACTTTCTCTTTTAGATGCAAAATCTACGACTGATCCTTTAGCCATGGCTCTCGAATCAGGACAACTAAGTCAAGAAGATTTACCAATACTTATGGAGTACTTACCATTATACAAAGAACAATTAGAATTAGAGCAACAAAAGAAGGAGCAACCAAATCCAGAGCCAGAAGTTGATCTACCAACAAGATCTGACATTACAAACTTTTCTGTCGGTGGTAGCGTTGACCCTGGTCAATTTACAAATCCACTAATAACATCTGATGAAGAATTGTTCGATGCAGGCGATATAATAAAACAACCAGGTATAGAATCTATTGAGGATCTTGGATCTTTGTTTGAAGAGGCAAAACTTAAACCAACAGTTGACGGCGATCCGCCGATGGTCGAACTTGCAAACTTTGGTAAGGTTCCTTTATGGGCAATCGGTAATATTAAAAAAGGCGACATAGCTAACTTGCCTGAAAAAACAAAAAAGTTTCTTGAAGCATTAAAAGCAAAGCTAGGAACTGAGGCCGAAGTAAAATCAAAAGATGACATTGCAGACATTGATGTAACGTCTGAGGGTAAAGTTGTTGGTATACCAAAATCAAAGAAAACTATTATTGATTCACCAGAAGCAACAGAAGGTCAGTTTTACTCGGGCCTCGAAGCACGGCTCATGGACCCCAACACACCAGAGGTCTTTGACGATCCGATATCCTTGATGGCTTTTCTTCAACAGAAAAATATATCGAGAGTAGAATTAGAAGATAATCTTTTATTACCGTATCTAAAAGAAATGGCAGGTCAACCTATTCCAAAAGCCGAGCTATTAGAAATAATTCGTAAAGCACCTCTTAGAAAAATTAAATCATCAACGTATGGATTTAGATCTGATGTTTTAGATGGCGAAAACAAAAGAGCATATTACGGCAATCAATATCTATATAATAAACAAGGTGCACCAAAAGGAGCTTTAGAAAATACATACAGGGAAAGAGTGCTTACACTAGCACCAGATGAAATACCGCAAGATGTAGGCACCATACCTCAAACAGCTCACGACTTTCCTGATAAGTATGTCATTGGCTGGACGAGAGAGTTTGATATTCAGCTACCAAAAAAAATTACAAAAGCTGAAGCGCAAGCGGCAGCTGGTCAAGGCATTAAAGGATTAGATATAGCTAATCAAAAAACGGTAGAAAAAAACATCGACAAAATAGCTAGTCAACTTAGAGGATTAGAAACTTCAGCCTACATGAAAATAAAAAGGCAGCTTGATTCAGAAGGAGGTATTACAATACCACCTATTGATGATGTTACAGATGACATAATTAGAGATGTAGTAGAAACTAGAAGAGCTGAACTTATCGCAGCAGATGAACCTTTGTTTAATCAAATAAATCAATTTAGAGATAAATTAAAATCAGATATTAATAAACTTAGACTTCTTAGAGAACAAAATGTAGAAAAATATACGTTTGTAGACGAGATACAATCTGATCTCTTACAGCAATCACAAAAATTAAAAGAAAAAATACTAGAAGATTTTGGTGAGTCATTAAAAAATATTAAAACAAAATCAGACGCAAGAAGTTTTGTTGCCGCTGGTGGTAGAGGCGATCAAGCTGACAGAGAGGTAGCTGCTTTGTTTGCAAGGCACGGGGACGTGTTTAGACCGATCTTCCGAACTGAACAAGAGATGAGTAGTTTCATGAAAAGATTCGATGAGAACCAAAGAGCGTTTGAACAGTTAGCTTCTGAGGGTATCAGACCTAGTAAAGAGACTATACAAAAGGCACAAGAAGCTGAAATGATAGAAACAGCGATGATGGAGAATCTTGAAACACAACTAAGTGAAGCTGTACTTAAAAAACTATTTCCAAATCTACCATTAAAAAACAGACAAGAGTGGGGTGAAATAATGTTAAAAAGAGCATTCTCAGATGGATCGAAAAGATTGTTTGAAGAGGGCGATCCTAATGCACCAATAGGTTTAATTATTAATACAGGTAGAAATAACAAAAATAAATATAGTCAAACAGGTGGTACGGACACACCTTATGCTGAAAGAACAAAGGATATGAAAGGTGTTGGTATGGAAGAGTTTTACGGAGGACCAGACGCAAAAACACCAGAAGGTAAACACTTTACATCACCTGTAGAAAAAGCACTGAAAAGAATTGCTGCAGAAAATAATACAAAGCTTGAAATTATTGAAATTGATGGCACGAAGCATTATAAACTGTTATTTACGCCAGAAGGTACACAGCCTCATAAAACTCATAGAAAAAAAGGTGGAGTTGTGTATAATCAGGAGATCATAGATATATTTGAGGAAGCATAATGGTAGTTGATAGAAGATTAAACCCTAATCCAGATACTGAAGAATTAATGCAGGAGCAAGTCTTGGAACTTGAAAATGCAGAAAAGTTTACACCAGACGTTGAAATATTAGAAGATGGCAGTGCCATTGTTGGTGAGCAAGAGAGAACGGTTGATACATCATTTACGGGTAATTTAGCAGAGAATCTAGATGACGACATTTTACAAAACATTTCTTCAGAACTTATGGAAGCTTATGAAGAAGATAAAGACTCTAGAAAAGATTGGGAAGACTCATACAGAAAAGGTTTAGATTTACTTGGACTTAAATATGACGAACGTTCACAACCGTTTCAAGGAGCTAGCGGTGTAACACACCCTATGCTATCAGAATCTGTTACACAGTTTCAAGCGCAAGCTTATAAAGAATTATTACCAAGTGGTGGCCCTGTAAATACACAAATACTTGGCAAGATTACACAGCAAAAAGAAGAACAAGCTCAACGTATAAAAGAGTTTATGAATTATCAAATCCTTCACGTGATGGAGGAGTATGATCCTGAACTAGATCAGATGTTATTTTATCTACCTTTATCTGGTTCAGCATTTAAGAAGATATATTATGATGAAAGTTTAGAAAGAGCTGTATCTAAATTTGTATCGTCTGATGATTTGTATGTTTCATACATGGCCACTGATTTGTTTTCATGTGAAAGAATTACGCACACAATTAAAAAAAGTGAAAACGAAATTAGAAAATTACAGGTATCAGGTTTTTACAGAGACATAGATATTCAACCATATAATGATACAGACGCAACAAAAGAAAAAGAAGATAAAATTTCTGGTATTACAAAATCTTACAAACAAGATGAATATCAATTATTAGAAGTACACACAGATCTAAACATAGAGGGCGTTGATTCTGATGATGGTATAAAAGTACCATACATTGTTACAATAGATGAAGGCTCTGGTGAAGTATTATCAATATACAGAAACTACGATGAAGACGACCCAAAGAAAAAGAAAAAACAATATTTTACACACTACAAGTTTTTACCTGGTCTAGGATTTTATGGATTAGGTTTAGTGCATATGCTTGGCGGTTTATCAAGAACTGCTACTTCTGCACTTAGACAATTAATAGATGCAGGGACACTAGCTAATTTACCAGCTGGATTTAAAGCTAGAGGACTACGTATTCGTGATGATGACAACCCTATACAACCAGGTGAGTTTAGAGATGTAGATGCACCAAGTGGTGACTTACGTGCAGGTTTATTACCATTACCTTACAAAGGTGCAGATCCTACTTTATTTCAATTACTAGGATTTGTTGTTGAGGCAGGGACAAGATTTGCGGCCGTTGCTGATCAAAAGATTGGTGACACCGTTGCAGCAAATGCACCAGTTGGCACAACAATGGCTCTTATCGAAAGAGGTATGCGTGTCATGTCTGCAATTCATAAGAGATTGCATTACGCACAAAAAATAGAATTTAATTTATTAGCAAAAATATTTGCAGAATCTTTACCAGATAGATATCCGTATGAGTTACCTAGTAACGCTATACCTAGTATTAAGGTACAAGACTTTAGTGATGAGATAGATATTATACCTGTATCGGACCCTAATATATTCTCTATGGCTCAGCGTGTAACGCTAGCACAAACTCAGTTACAACTTGCTCAAGCTGCACCTCAAATGCACAATATGTACGAGGCATACAGACGTATGTATCAAGCATTAAATGTAAAAGATATTGATACAATTTTACCTGCACCGCAAACACCTAAACCAGTTGACGCTGGAATAGAAAATGCTGGTCTGCTTATGGGTAAACCGTTAGTTGCTTTTAAAGGACAAAACCATGATGCTCACATAGAAGCACACAAAGCATTTTTTAATCTTGCTTCTGTTAAAAATAATCCTCAAGCATTGATGACATTAGAGGCACATATTATGGAGCATGTAGCTATGCGTGCAAGAGAGCAGATAGAACAAGAACAAGCACCATTAATTCAAGAAAGAGCTCAAGCAGCAGGTGGTCAACTATCTCCTGAAGAGCAAATGCAGGTACAACAAGAGTTAGAAACAGCAGTTGCAGTAAGAATTGCAGAAGATACAGCTGAAATGGTAGCTGATGAACAGGAATTTTTGGAATCACAAGGCTCAGACCCACTAATTGACCTCAAACAGCAAGAAATAAACCTTAGAGCGCAAGACTTACAGCGCAAATCTATGGTTGATGATGCAAAATTAGGTCTTGAACAGCAAAAATTAGCTCAAAATGCGAAAATTTCGCAAGATAAAATTGATTCTAATGAAGATATTGCGCAACTTCGTGCAAATGTTAACCTAGATAAGCAAAACAAGTGAAGAAAAGAGAGAAAAAAGTCTCCAAAGTGATGCGAGAGTTTAAAAAAGGTAAATTAAACATTGGCGGATCGAAAAAAAAGGTTAA